GGGTGTTACAGATCAGAGTGTGCGAGCATTTGTTGGTTTCTCGACCTTTGCGTATTTTGATGTTACAGATGCAACATACACACCCAATACTGGCAATTTAGAACTTACTATTGGTAGCCATAACTTTGTTGCTGGTAGAGGTATATCTCTTGTAACTGATTCACTATCATTTAAGTGTGCAATGGATGGCAATACAGCAACCAAGACATATCCTCGTGCAACTGATCCTGCAGCAAATACTACTCTTGATATTACTGGAGTTGGTGCAACAACTATTAATGTCAATGTTGGTGCTTCACCTCTTGTCAATCATCAAGTATCTGCTGCAACATATACTCCTACAACTGGTGTTCTGGAATTAACAATTGGATCTCACACTTTAACATCAGGAACTTCAGTTAGACTTGGTGACAACTCACTGACATTTACTTGTGCTCAGGATAGTCATGGTTCTAATCACACATATCCTAGAAGTGGTGATCCAGCATATCAAACTGCTGTAAATATTACTGGAGTTAGTGCAACAACTATTACTCTGAATGTTGGTACATCATCTAATACCACAGCACATACATTTGTATCGGCTGTAGCAAATGCAGTTGTATCTGGTGGCAACTATCTCCACTCATTCCAAAGTGCGACAGCAAATGCTATTCGTGCTGGTGGACAGTATACCCATACATTTGTTTCTGCTGATACAGGTGCTGTTGTTAGCACGGCAACCACATCTATTCAACATATTGGTTTTGCAACTGTCATAACCGGAACTGGACACATTTCTACTAGTGTTACTATAACAAATCCAGGATATGATCTTGATATAGATCAAGAATTAATGCCCCAGATAATATTTGATGGTCCAAAACCATATGGAAATATTCCCTTAGTATTTTCTAGTGAGAATACATTAGTTAGTTTAGGAACGGAAGCTAGAGTTGATGTTGTAGTTAGTAATGGTTCTAGTATATCTGCTTTCAACTTTACGAATAGTGGTTATGCATATGGAAATGAAAATATCTTAACAGTACAAACTGGAGGATTGGCAGGAATTCCGACATCATCAAACTTTAGGGAATTTCAAATTACTGTACAAAGGACTTTTGATGATACATTTAACGGGTGGAATCTGGGTGAACTTGAACTACTTGATAATGTTGACGCTTATATTGATGGTAGGAGAAAACTTTTCCCATTATTTAGAAATGGAGAGAGACTATCCATCATTGCCGCAAAAGATTCAAAAATTGATCCTAATCAGTTATTGTTAGTATTCTTAAATAATATTCTTCAAGTTCCTAAAAAATCGTATTTCTTTTTTGGTGGTAATAGAATTAGATTTACCGAAGCACCTAGACCAGGTGATTTCTTAAGAATTCTTTTCTATAAAGGTAACGGTGAAACTGATGTTATTAACACTGAAGTAATACAAACGGTAAAAGAAGGAGATACTCTTAATATAAATTCAAATGATATTATCCTAGATGAGAATAAGAGAATTGTTACCGATATTGTTTCAACAGATACAGTAGAAACTCTTCCATATTTTGGACCAGGAAATACTGACGATGTTGATTTAACTAGACCAGTTGATTGGTGTCGTCAAAGTGAGGATAAGATAATTAATGGATTACCTATCTCTAAGGCAAGAACATTCTATGAACCAAATATTTTACCAAATGCCTACTTAATTAAACCAGTGAGTATTGGTGGAACGGTGTTTAGTGTTAATACCACTAGACCTCTATTTAATCAACAGGATGAATTTAGTACTGTTCAAGGACTACTTGCTCAAAATGTAATTAAAATTCACCCACAAAGGGAAATATCACCTGCTACTGCTACAGCTGCTGTTTCTATTGCAGGAACCGTCTCATCAATATCGATAACGGATGGTGGGCATGGATACCTTACAGTCCCCTCGGTAAGTATTGCAAGCACAAATGGTGTAGGTATTGGCACAAGTGGGACAGCAACAGCAACCGCTACTCTTACAAATGGAGTTGTTACTGGAGTAACAATAACTAATGGTGGTGTTGGATATTCTACGGTAACAACACCTAAAGTTTTAATTTCTCCTGCACAAGCATCTAAAATTGAACAATGTGAAGTTTATTTCCCAGATGGTTATAGAGGAGATTCTGGAACAGTTGTTGGATTTGCAACAACCGCAATTTCAGGAGAAACCTTTGCACTATTTGACCTCTTTATTCCAGAACAAGACCAAGTTTTTAATAACGTTAAGTATGTTGGATTTGCTATAACTACTTCTCAAATTGAGCAAGGAGATGCATTCACAATTTACAACTCTAATGTTGGAACATCAGTCACTTCCATTACAAGTTACGATGGTTCTGGTGGTGTTCTTGGCATCAGCACTTCATTTATTGATGGTGTTTATGAAGTAATAGAAGTTGTAAAAGAACCTAGAAATCTAGGTGGAATTGGAACTGCAACAGCAAGAGTTCGTGCAAGAGTTGATAATCCTCCTGTAGGATTTGATTTTAATGCTAATTGGACTGGAAGCACTGGAATGACTACATCAAATTATCAAGGTTCATATAGTTGGGGTAGAATTGTAGTTAAGAGTAGAGCAATTTCTACTACCTATAATCCATATAACTCACAAGGAATAAGTGGCATTACTACCTCCCCACTTGTTGTAAGAGAGCAATCTCTAGCATTTGTGGGATATACCACAACTACATAACTAAATAAAGAAAAAACTGTGGCAAAATGTCTGCAATAATTACAGATCAAATTAGAATTTTAAACTCGAAAAATTTTCGTAATGGTGTATTAAGTACTTCTAATGCTTATTATACTTTTGTTGGATTGACTAATTCTACCGATTTTAGTGCCACATGGGAAGCCAGACCGCCCTCTCCAAGAGATAGTTTTAATCAGGAAAATGATTATTGGGATACTATGGTTGCTATGAAGAGGATTACTTCTTCAGACATTATGCATGTTGTACCAAAAAGAAATTGGTCTTCGGGTTCAAAATATGATATGTATCGTCATGATTATAGTATTGACAATCTTGCTGCAGTTTCAAGTGCAACAAATCTTTATTCGTCATTTTTCTATGTTATGAATAAAGATTTTAGGATTTATATTTGTCTCCAAAATGGAACAAGTCCCGATAATCCCACAGGAAAACCATCACTTGATGAACCTACATTTACTGACTTAGAACCAAGAGTTGCTGGTTCAAGTGGAGATGGATATGTTTGGAAGTATCTTTATACTTTGAGTCCTTCAGATATTATTAAATTTGATTCTACTGAGTTTATGCCAGTTCCAAATGACTGGGAAACATCTTCAGATAATGCTCTTGTAAGAGACAATGCTGTTAGTGGTTCAATTAAAATTGTAACCGTAAAAAATAAAGGATTAAATATTGGAGCAGCAAATTTACAATATCGCAATGTTCCTATTAGAGGAGATGGTGTTGGTGCAGAGTGTACTATTACAATCGACGAAAACTCACAAGTTTTATCTGTAGATATATCAAATCAAGGTTCTGGATATACCTATGGAACTGTAGATTTGGTTGCGGGTTCTGTTCCTACAGGAACAGTTAGACCAACATTTGATATTATCATTCCTCCTCAGGGTGGACATGGATCTGATATATATCGAGAACTGGGAGCATCTAATCTTTTGCTTTATTCAAGAATTGAAAATGATACTCAAAATCCAGATTTTGTTACCGGTAACAAAATTGCCAGAGTTGGTATTGTAGAGAACCCCACTGAATATAATTCAACTACAATCCTTGATAAACCCAAAGCAAGTGCTGTTGGTGCTTTAAAACTTGTAGGAACAGGGTATAGTACTGCCGAGTTTACTGTAAATACATTTGTTTCTCAAACTATTGCAACAGGAACAACCGCTTTTGGTAGAGTTATTAATTATGATCAAACAACTGGAATATTGAAATTTTGGCAGGATAGATACCTTGTTGGGTTTAATACCTCCGATGGTACTCCAAATATTACTCCAAGATATGGATATGATTTAGCGGAATTTACAAGTTCTCCTGATACTGGTGGTTCATTTTCAGTTATACCAGACAGTGGTAGCAATTCTAATTTGGTTATTGATAGTACATTTACAGGTGCTTCTACCGTAATAAATAATAGAACCTATTATTATGGTCTTAATTTCACTGACGGTATTGCTTTACCAGAAGTTCAAAAACAATCTGGTAATATCATTTACGTTGATAATCGACCTTCTATTCTTAGATCGTCAAATCAAAAAGAAGACATAAAAATTATCTTGCAGTTCTAAAGGATTATGCCACAACAAACTAATCTCAACGTATCGCCATATTTTGATGATTACGATCCGTCCAGTGATTTTCATAAAGTTCTGTTTAAACCTGGTTATCCAGTACAAGCAAGAGAACTAACAAATCTTCAATCAATTCTTCAGAATCAAATTGAAAAATTTGGCCAGCACTTTTTTAAAGAAGGTTCTAAAGTAATACCAGGTAACACAGGATATACTCAACTTTACTATAATGTCCAGTTGAATAATACCTATCAAGGTGTTCCCGTTTCTGCTTATGCAGATCAACTTGTAGGATTAAAAATAACAGGACAAGATTCTGGGGTAACTGCAGTTGTTGATAGTGTTCTTCTTCCTACAGATTCTTCTAATGGAAATTTGACTTTATATGTAAATTATATAAATTCAAATACTGCTAACAATTTAACTCAAGAATTTTTTGATAATGAAGAATTAGTTTGTAGCGATGCAATAAATTCAAATCTCTTAGGAAACTCTACAATTCCTGCAAATAGTCCTTTTGCAGTGACAATACCTCAGAATGCAAGTTCTATTGGATCTGCATTTCAAATTCAGCAAGGTGTATATTTTATTAGAGGTAATTTTATACAAGTAGATACTGAAACTTTAATTCTGGATCAGTATTCAAACAGACCTAATTATAGAATTGGTCTCCAGATTAGAGAAGAAATTATAACTTCGGATTTGGATCAAACTCTAAATGATAATTCTCAAGGGTTTAATAATTACTCAGCACCTGGTGCAGATAGATTAAAGATTTCAGTAAGTTTATTCAAAAAACCACTTGATGATTTTGATGATAATAGTTTTATCGAATTAGCAGTAATTGAAGATGGAAATATAAGATCGCAGATTAAAAACACGAAAGCAGGTTCAAATCAAGTCTTTCGTGAAGACTTGATGGATACTCTGGCACAAAGAACTTTTGAACAGAGTGGTCATTATGTAGTAAAACCTTTTGATGTATCAGTATTTAATTCTCTTAATAACAATCTTGGTAATAATGGATTGTTTGCAGGAGGAGATTTTACTTATGGAGGTTCTTTAGCATCTGATGACTTAGCAATATTTAAAATTTCATCAGGTAAGGCATATGTAAAAGGATATGAGATTGAAACTTCAACGCCAACATTTATTGATGTTGAAAAACCAAGAACAACCAATGATGTTAATGCAGAATCATTAACATATAATACTGGTTCTACAATTAGATTGAATCGAGTACTTAGAACACCTGCACCAGGTATTGGAATTGGTAATACATATGTAATAAGTTTGAGAGATGAAAGATGTGGTTCCAATCAAACTGTTGTTCCAGGAACAGAAGTTGGTCTTGCTAGAGTTTATGACTTTAGATTAGAGTCTGGTTCATATAGCGCAGATAATGCAAATACTAACGAATGGGGTCTCTCTCTGTTTGATGTTCAACCATTTACAAAACTTACATTAAACCAAGCACATACATTAACAGTACCAACTTTTGTTAAGGGTGCTAATAGTGGTGCTACTGCATTTCTTAGAGATGCTGTTACTAATTCTACAGCATTAACTCTTTATGAAAGAAATGGTTCATTTATTGAAAACGAATCCCTAATTTTTAATGGAAATCAAGACGGTAGAATTGCAATTGCAATCACAGAAAAATCTATTGCTGATGTAAAATCAGTTTTTGCTACAGACAGTAGATTAATTGGACTTAACGCTTTTGCCGGTGACGTTATTCAAACAAGATCATTTAATGTTGGTGTTGGACAGGTTAATGCTTCCGGAAGTATTACAAGTGCTAACCCAAGATTCTTAGATAATGTTAAAGTCGGTGATCTCATTACATATTCGGATCTTGTAACTTCTACTGATAAAATTATGGTTAAAGTAACGGCAGTTAATGCCAGTAGTGTTACTGCAGTGGGAGTTCAAGCAGTTACCGGTGTCGTTAATGGAAGTCTTCCTTCATCAGGTTTTATTGATGTTGCTGATATGGACATTGTAAGAACTTCACTTGACAAATCTTCGGATAATACATTATATACAAAACTAACTAAGCAGAATATTGCAACTATAGACCTTGATGAATCTTCAATTACTATCAGAAAAGTTTTTAATGTAAATATTCTTGCAAATGGAACTATTGATACTGGAACAACAATGGATGCAGGAGATCGTGAAGTATTTTTACCATTTGCTGCAAATAGATATTCTCTTATTAGAACTGATACTGGAGCAACAATTGAACTGACAGAAAATAAAATGTCATTCAATGCACCTAGCACTAAAATATTGAATATATTTAATATTGCTGGCGGTGCAGGTGCAGCAGTATTAGTTACTACTTTAAGAAAATCAAAACCAAGATCAAAAGTTAAAAATAAAATTAATATAAATTCGTTGATTGTAGATAAATCAAAACTTGAAGGGTCTGGTATTGGCACAACAACTTTAAATAATGGTCTTGAACATGGAAACTATCCTTTTGGAACTAGAGTTGAAGATGAAATTATCTCCGTAAATGCTCCTGACGTTTTAGAAATTCATGGAATATTTGAATCCGGTGGAACTGGAAGTCCTGCAGCCCCGAAAATGACGTTTTCTTCGCTAAGTAGTCAAACTTCTACAACCCAAGATATTGTTAATGGAGAAATACTTATTGGGCAAACTAGCGGATCTATCGCTATCTGTGTAGGAAAACCTGACAATCTAAGTGTATCTTTCATTACAAAAAATCAAATTGATTTTATTGAAGGTGAAACTGTCATCTTCCAAGATAGTTTGGTTGAAGGAATTATCAGTGCTGTTGTTGAAGAAAGTTTTAACATATCTTCAAATTATACATTTAGTACTGGCCAAAGAAAGTCCATTTATAGTCATAGTTCTTTAAGAAGAAGATCTTCTGCTTCTGCACCAACTAAAAAAATAATCACGTACTTTGCTTCTGCTAAGTATGATACCGGAGATACTGGAGATATTACAACTGTAGAAAGTTATACTTCTTTTGACTATGCTACGGAAATTCAATCTATTGATGGTATTTCTAACAGTGATATTATTGATGTTCGACCAAGAGTTTCAACTTATACAGTTTCTGAAGGATCACGTTCACCATTAGAATTTGAAGGAAGATCATACAATCAATCAGGTAATTCTGGGGCAAATATTCTTGCTTCACAGGAAAATTTAGTATTTGATTTTTCATACTATATTGGAAGAATTGATAGGTTATTCCTCACAAAAGACGGCAAGTTCCAAGTTGTTTATGGAACTCCTGCAGAAAAACCAGAACCTCCTGTAGGAATTAATGATGCAATGGAGATTGCATCCATCAAGTTACCTCCATACCTGTTTAATACTGAGCAGGCATCTATTAAATTCTTAGAACATAAGAGATATAGAATGTCTGATATTAAACAACTTGAGAATAGAATTAGAAATCTTGAGTATTACACTTCACTATCTCTTCTTGAGTCTAAAACAGAAAGTGCGTTTATCGCAGATTCTGATGGTCTCAATAGATTTAAAAGTGGATTTTTCGTGGACAATTTTAACTCCTTTAAATCGCAGGAGATGAAATCAACAATTAATAATTCTATTGACAGAAAAAACAAAGAACTCAGACCAAAGCATTATACAAATTCTGTTGATTTAATATTTGGACCAGTTGAGGGAGTTGACTCATCTACAGACTTTAAATTTAATATTATAGATGGTGAGAATATTTCCAGAAGTAGTGATATTGTCACTCTTAATTATTCTGAGGTCAATTGGTTACAACAAACATTTGCAACCAGATCAGAAACAATTACACCATTTACAGTAAGTTTTTGGCAGGGAACCATTGAACTTACTCCTTCTTCAGATACTTGGGTTGATACTGTTAGAGTTCAAACTAGAATTATTGAGACTGAGGGTAATTATGCTGCTACAGTTGATTACTATGAAAGAACAAACGAATTAGATCCCCAAACTGGATTTATTCCAATTCTCTGGGATTCTTGGGAAACTAATTGGACTGGCGTATTAGATACTGTTGAATCTGAAAGTAGAGCGGCAACTGATGCGCTTGCAGAATCTACTAAAAAACTTGATGGAACAACTGGTCCAGGTCAGTGGGTAAGAAGAAACACTACTACGGTTTCTCAAGAAGAATTCCAAGAAACATTTGATCTTGGAACAGAATCTAGAGGTGGAACAAGAACTATTGTTCATGAAGAATATGAGAAGAGTTCTATCAATGATAGGACTGTGAGTAGAGATTTAGTTCCATTTATGAGATCTAGAAATATTGAATTTAATTCAAGAAAACTAAAACCAGGAACTCAAATTTATCCCTATTTTGATGGAGTAGATGTTTCTAGGTATTGTACTCCAAAACTTATTGAAATTACAATGACCTCGGGTACATTCACTGTTGGTGAGAATGTGCGTAGTGTTCCTTTGAAGAAAGGTGTTTCTGCACCTAAATTTTATGCAAGAATTGCTCAAATTAATCATAAAGAAGGAGAATATAATTCTGCAACTAGAACTTATGAGCAAAACCCATACAACGGACAATTAATTCCTTCTTCATATAATTCTACGTCAACATTATTAAATATTGACACATATTCTTTATCAAATGAAACTCAAGGTGAGTATTATGGTTATATTGAAGTTGGTACTTTACTTGTTGGTGAAAGTAGTGGTGCTACAGCAACCGTATCCGATTTAAAATTAGTTGTTGACAACCAATCATCACTTATTGGTAGTTTCTATATTCCAGAAACAATTACTTCATATCATCCAAGGTTTGAATCTGGTATTAGATCATTTACTCTTTCCAGTAGTAATAATAATGACTCAGAAAACGTAACCACTATTGCATCGGAATTATACTCTGCTACTGGAATTATTGAAAATGAGGGTTCTGTTAGAAGTATTAGACTCGAAGATAGGAAAGAATTTGAACAGCAGACTGTAAGCAGATCTTCTGGCACACAAATTGTAGGAACCAGTGTAGTTAATAGAACCTCTCCAGAGACTATTACTGCTTGGTATGATCCACTTGCACAGACGTTTACTGTTGATGATGAAACTGGTATTTTTGTTACACGATGTGATATTTTCTTTAAAGAAAAGGATGATATGGAGATTCCTATCACCTTGCAGATTAGAACCGTAGATGGTGGAATTCCCACTTCTAAAGTTCTTCCTATGTCAGAAGTAATTTTGGATCCCGATGAGGTTTCAATTTCGACAGACAGTTCAATTGCTACGTCATTTACTTTCAAGGCACCAATTTATCTTGAAGGTAGAAAAGAATATGCAATTTGTCTTTCTACCAATTCTACAAAATACACTACATTCGTGTCAAGAATTGGTCAAGAAGATTTCCTAACAGATACTTTGATTTCCTCTCAACCATTCTTAGGATCACTGTTTAAGTCTCAAAATGCTTCTGGTTGGGAAGCAAGTCAATGGGAAGATCTTAAATTTACACTCTATAGAGCAGAATTTGAAACTTCTGGTTCTATTGATGTATACAATCCACGTCTATCAATAGGTAACAAACAGGTTCCAAATCTGTTACCCAATTCTCTTGAATTAAAATCAAGAAAACTTAAAATTGTCCTTAATGCTCCAGACGATACCCATAATGATTATAGATTAGGAAACACTTTCCAACAGGTGGGCACTAATGCTACAGGCAATTTAGTTGGTGCCGGTGGTTCTGCAACAGGGCAATTAACAGTATCCAATGGAGGTCTTGGGTATATTCCTTCAACTGGTGCTGAGACGCGGGCCATAGTTTTAACTACATTATCTGGAAATGGTAGTGGTGCTAGTGCCAATATTACTTTTCAAAATGGAGTTGCTATTGGTGCAACAATTGCGACTGATATTGGTGGTAGCGCGTACCAAGTAGGAGATGTTCTTAGTATTTCTAGTGATAATGTTGGAAGAGATTTGAGATTGACTGTTGCCGGAGTTGCTGCCACAAATACTTTGATATTAGATAATGTAATTGGTGATTTTGTTGCAAATAGTAGTAATGGAATTACATACGTTTCCAGTGATACGACAGTTGGTTTTACCACATTTGCTATTAGTAACGTTGCTGGAGTTGCATATCCAACTGAAATAACTACATTTAATAATGATTCTGATGGAAGACATATTAAAATTAATCATTTAAACCACGGCATGTATTTTAATGATAATAGAGTTGAACTATCCGGTATTGAATCTGATATAGTTCCAACTAGACTTTCAGTTGCATATGACGCAGGTTCAACATCAGCACTTTCAGTAGAAAATAATACCAATTTTGGCGAATTTGAGAATTTTCCTGTAGGCAATACAAATCGGGGATACTTAAAAATTGGTGACGAAATTATTGAATATACTGCAATTTCCGGTAGTAATGTTATTGGAGGAACAATTACTAGAGGTGCAAATAAAGCATCATACCCAATTGGCACTTTAGTTTATAAGTATGAATTGTCTGGTATTAATTTGGCTAGAATTAACAAAATTCATAATATGAATGATGTTACTGTTCCAAATCCAATTACTTTAGATTCTTATTATATTAAACTTAACGCTCAAGAGGTGTTTAATTTAAATAATTTGGATCGTAGTACTGAAAGAAATACAGATACTGCTCCTACACTTTATATAAAAGATACAAAATCTACTGGTGGATATGGAATTAGAGCATCTCAGAATATTTCTTATGGAATTATAACCCCAATGATCCAGTCTCAAACTGTCCAGGGTTCTACAATTAGTGCTAAATTTAGATCTACAACAACTGTTGGAATTAGTGGAAACGAAATTCCATTCGTTGATAGTGGGTTTGAATCTGTTACATTAAATAAACCAAATTTCCTCTCTACGCCAAGAGCAATATTTTCTAAAGTTAATGAGGATTTAAAACTTACCAGTGTCCCTGGCAATAAGTCTATGACTCTTAGACTTTTCCTCAATAGTGTTGATACAAGAGTAAGTCCTGTAATTGATTCTCAGAGAATGAATACTATTCTTTCTACAAATAGAATTAATAATCCAATATCAAATTATATTACGGACCCTAGAGTAAATAGTATTGATTCTGATCCTTCAGCATTCCAATATATTTCAAGAGAACTTTCACTAGAAAATTCTGCCACTTCACTCAAAATTGATCTTAATGCATATATTAATACATTCTCTGATATCAGAGCATTCTATTGTATAGGGAATGAAGCAACATCAAACCCAATTTTCACTGCATTCCCAGGATTCTCAAATCTTAAATCGAATGGAAGTATCATTAATCTAAAAGATAATGACGGCCGTCCAGATGCTGAAATTCAAAAAACAAACATTCTTGATTTTAATAGCAATAGTCTTGAGTATAAAGAATACACATTTACAATGGATAATCTGGAACCATTCCGATATTATAGAATTAAACTTATCATGAGTTCTACCAATGAAATTTATGTTCCTAGAGTTAAAGATCTTAGAGTTATTGCGCTAGCATAATGGATTATCATGGAGTAGAGGGTCACTCAAATCTTTTGAGAGACCCTAATAATGATGCAATTGTAAATATTGATATACTTGGTTATGAAAAATATATTGCTCAACGTGAAGCAAAAAACAAAAAGAATCAAAAGGTGCAAAACATAGAACAAGAAGTTTCTACTATGAAAGATGATATTACTGAAATTAAAAATTTACTAAAGGAGTTATTAAATGGATCCAAATGAAATAGAACTAAAAAATCTTTCTAAAAGTTTTGAATATACAAAACTAGCTGCTGAAATTGATGAGTGTAATGATATTGCCAATTTAAAAAATTTGGCAAAATCTTTCTGTAAACTTTATTTTAAGCAGCAAGAAACAATGTCAGTTGTAAGAGCAAATTATTAAGATAAATATAAACATAGGGAATTTGTGAGTAAATGGCAAAACCATCATCTAGACAAACTTTAATAGATTACTGTAAGAGGCAGTTAGGAGCGCCTGTATTAGAGATAAACGTTGCTAATGAGCAAATAGACGACCTAGTTGATGATGCCCTCCAATACTGGAATGAGAGGCACTATGATGGTGTTGAGAAAATGTATCTTAAACATGCATTTACTCAAGAAGATATTGATAGAGGAAAAGCAAGTGGAACAAGTGGAGTTGGTATAGTTACTACAAGTAACTCTTCAAATGTAGATGGATTAGGAACAGTTACTTCTAATTGGTATGAAAATTCAAACTTTATATCTGTTCCAAATTCTGTAATTGGAGTTGAAAAGATATTTAAATTTGATAGTAGTACAATATCCGGTGGGATGTTTAGTATTAAATATCAATTATTTTTGAATGACTTATATCAATTCAGTTCGATTGATTTACTTCAGTATTCTATGGTTAAGACTTATCTAGAGGATATTGATTTTTTATTAACTACAGATAAGCAGATTAGATTTAATCAAAGGATGGATAGATTATATTTGGATATTGATTGGAACTCTCAGGTGGTTGGCGAGTATATTGTATTAGAATGTTGGAGATTATTGGATCCAAACGATTTTTCAAAAGTATGGAATGATTTCTTTGTTAAAAAATATTTAACTATGTTGATCAAAAAACAATGGGGTCAAAATCTTATAAAATTCCAAGGAGTTAAACTTCCTGGTGGTGTGGAACTTAACGGAAGACAAATTTACGATGATGCTACAAAAGAAATTGACGATTTAATGCAGAAAATGTCCAATACATATGAAATTCCACCTTTGGATATGATAGGTTGATATTATGGCATTAAATCCATTTTTTACTCAAGGAACATCAACAGAACAAGGTCTGCTGCAAAGTCTTGTAAATGAACAACTTAAAATGTATGGTGTAGAAGTACACTATCTTCCTAGAGAGTATATTACATCAAAAAGTATCATAAGAGAAGTAATACAATCTTCATTTAATAACGCTTATCCCATAGAAGCGTATGTAGAAAACTTTGAAGGATATAATGACAATACTACATTATTATCAAAGTTTGGAATTCAATCTACTCAAGAAATAACTCTGATAGTATCTAAGGAAAGATATGAAAATTTTATTTCCCCTTTAATTGCAAATGTTAGTAATACGAAGATATCATCAAGACCAAAAGAAGGAGACCTTATATATTTTCCTTTAGGGGATAGATTATTTGAAATAAAATTTGTAGAGCATGAAAAACCTTTTTATCAATTACAAAAAAATTATGTATATGAATTAAGATGTGAACTCTTTAGATATGAAGATGAAATTATTGATACTGGAATTAGTCAGATTGACGATACTCTTGTAGGAAGTGATTCTGACGGTATTTCTGAAAGTGGTTTATCCACTATTCTTGGCGGAACATTGACTATGACTTTGGTTGGAACTGCTACAACTGCCACGGCGATTAGTGGATTAGTTAATGGGGGAATCCGTTCGATTACATTAACTAATCAAGGAGCATTTTATCCCACTGCACCAACTGTTGCAATATCATCGGCACCATCTAGCGGAATAACTGGTGTTGCTACAGTCATCATGGATAGAGATGCTATAAGTAAAATTTATCAAACAAATTCTGGCGCAGGATATATTTCTGCACCGTTAATTGAATTTATTTCCAGTACTGGTTTAGGTGCTAAAGCAACTGTAGGTATTGCAACCACTGGGGGAGTTGGTGTTACTACCATCACAGCAGGTGGTGGTGGGTATATGCTAACACCAACAGTAACCTTCTCTACACCAAAACATGTTGGAGCAGCAGCAACTGCCACTTTAGATTCTCCAATAGTTGGTGGTGGAGTTAGTGTAGTTTCTGCAACTGTTAGTGTAGGTTCTTCCGCTTTCTTATTCCCAGGAGGAACAACTGGAGGTGTTTTCTATAAAGAAGCACCAACAGTTATTTTTGCTCTCCCAACAGGTACAGGAAACGCTGCTCAAGCAACTGCAGCACTTGATAACTATAATTTAACTGGTGGAACAGTTGCTACTCTTGGATTGACAACTGGAGGTAGATTTTATACTTCGGCACCAACAGTTACCATCTCACATCCAGGATTTAGTTTTGCTTCCGCTACCATTGGAATTGCGGGTTCTTCAATAAATTCAAGTTCTGTTGCTTTCAGTACAACAGGTAGAGCATATACAACTGCTCCAACTGTTACTATCGGAACTGGTGTTGGAACTCATGTCCCAACACAAACTGCTATTGGTATTGCAACAATTCAACCAATCACTGGTTTTGTAACCGCAGTTTCTTTTAACGTTGCAGATTCATGGGCAACAGGAACTGGTGCAACTGTAGGATCTGGATATACGGTAACACCAACAATTTCTTTCTCAGGAAATACTGGCGCTATACAAGCAACTGCAACATGTACTATTGATGACTCTGGAATAGTTGATACTGTTAGTATTGGTAATAGTGGATATGGGTATGCTTCAACTCCAACCGTTACTATTGCAGGACCAGCTGGAGCAGATGAACAATTTAGAGCTCTTGGTATCACTACCATTAGATTCAACTCTATACAAACTCAAGGAACTCTTGGTATAAGTTCAACAGTAATTGCTGGAATTACAACAACAAATATTATTGTTGGTGATAGAGTGAGATTGGGTGTTGGTTATAGTGACCTTTATAATTTCATACCAGAGGATACTTTTGTAAGTTCTATTGGAATTGGAACTATATTCATTAATAACTCTACTACAAATGTAGGGATAGCGACATCCGTATTTGAGTTTGGTATTGACCAGTGTGGTATTGTCACTGGCATTGCTGTTACATTTGGTGGTGGAGGATATACAACTCCACCTTTAGTTTCTATCTCCAATACTGTAGGAGATAAGAATTATATCAATATAATTTCTGGAATATCTACTGCTACAGGTATTGCAACTATAAGTTCTGCAGGACAAGTAACTTCTATTTTGACAGAAAATTCTGGTTATGGATATGTCATTCCACCAGATATTATAATATCAAATCCAGGAACTTCTGATTCTGGAGATTTTGTCTTCAATGAAATTGTTACTGGTTCTACAAGTGGAACAAAAGCAAGAGTTAGAACTTGGGATACAAATACAAACACTCTTGAACTTGGTAATGTTACTGGAACTTTTGCTACTGGAGAAACTATTGTTGGATCAAAATCATCTGCTACTCATACAATATTCTCTTTAGATGTAGAACCTGCTGAAGATGGATTTGCTCAAAATGCAACTATTGAAACTGAAGCAGATGGGATATTAGACTTTTCCGAAAGAAATCCTTTTGGAATTCCTTAACTAAATATTATTATAGTGAACAAAAGTCATGTTTGAGCATTTTTACCACGAAATCTTAAGAAAAACTATCATATCATTTGGTACGCTTTTTAATAATATTACTATTCAGAAGAAAGATGCTTCTGATACGGATTTCAGTGTGATGAAAATTCCTCTTTCATATGGACCTACACAGAAGTTTTTAGCAAGACTTGAGCAGTCTGGGGACTTAAATAAGTCCACTGCAATGTCATTACCTAGAATGTCTTTTGAGTTCACTGGTCTTACTTATGATTCTTCTCGTAAGGTTACTTCAACTCAAAAGATTGCAGTAAAAGACCCAGATACACAAAAAAAAGTAAATAAAGTTTTTACTCCAGTTCCTTATAATATGCAATTTGAACTTAGCATTATGTCTAAGTTAAATGATGATGCATTACAAATTGTAGAACAGATTTTACCTTTCTTCCAACCTGCATTTAATCTTAGTGTGGAGTTGATAGATCAAATTAAAGAAAAGAGAGATATTCCAATCATTCTAGAAAATATTACAATGCAGGATGATTATGAAGGAGACTATAGCACAAGAAGAGTTCTTCTTTATACTCTAAGATTTACTGCTAAAACATATCTGTTCGGTCCTATCACAAGAGTCGAACCAATCAAACAAGCAACTCTTTCTTACTATACAGATAGTGCCGAGAAGAGAGATCTTGCATATAAAGTTACTCCAAGAGCAGTTAAAGATTATGATAACTCTGTAGTAACTAATCTTTCTGCAGATATTTTATCTAGTGCTACTAGTATTACTGTAGATGATGTAAGTAATATTACTGCAGATACATACTTTGAAATTGATGGAGAGTCTGTATATATTAAGAAAGTTACTGGTAGTAAAATTACTATTGACAGAGCAAGAGATAATACTATCGCCAAAGACCACGTTAAAGGTACTGCACTTAAATCAATTACACAAGCAGACAATGACCTTATTGAAATCGGAGATGATTTTGGATTTGATGGGGATACTTTCTTCTAATATAATATGACTGATAAATTTAATGGTTTAGATGAAGCGTTTAGTATAGCAGGAGAATTAATG